TAATGGTTCTATCTGTTGTATCAATAGGTTGTGCATTATAAAAAGGGATTGATGGTGAAGCGACCATCATACTTTCAGATCTACCTCTTGAATTACCTTCTTTAAGATAGACGTTCTGAACGTTTGCATTTATGTCTATAACAGACGTAAATTCATTAGAAGCAGCTCTAGTTAATTTCCTTTGAAGAGAATATGTATCTGTAAGAATAAGTCTCCCTTGACCTCTGACTCTAATTTCTGTCGGAGACTGAATATCGATAATGGATCCGGTCTTTTCTGCATTATCACCACCAGTAATTCCAAAAATATCTCCAACTCTTAAGTAGTGTTCTTTTGAGAGTTTGATTGAGTAAGTTTGATCAGATTCGTCAATAAGTTCAACCGACTGAACTTGATATGTTGGAGAGACATTATACACCCAATTTTTGGATGCATAATTTGTAGATTTAGAACCTAAAGATTTAATGATAATATCATCTTCTTTAGAAAGATATTTTGTTCCAGCATCAACAGTAAGATTACTAAGAACAGAGTTAATTCTTACCTGAATTTCTTCATTTGGATTTGAAAAAGAAAATCCATACGCATATGTATTGATTCCAACGCTTGATGTGTCAACTATTCTTTTGTTTATATTTGAACAACCAAAGAACTGCGTCAGAGACTTTGAGGTAAAAGACACCACCCCTGTGGTGTTATCAAAGTAGTTTACGTACAGTTCACCACCTGTAGGGAACCCAACAGTAGAGTCAACATCAAATACCGTTGCTCCTGCTGCAACTTGACCAATGACTTGAGTTTTAGGATGAACTGAAAATTCTCCGTATAAAGCACCATCAACACCAATATCTCTCGAATAACCAGAGTCGATACTTAACTTATAGAATGTATTAGATGTTCCTACATTAACAGTCTCAACTGACGTTATTGGAGCATACGCTCTCGTAAATAGGTCCTTATAGGTATTCTGGTTCAGAACCGAATCTAAGAGGTCTGTAGGGTCTCCTGTGACTGCCTCAACGACCAAATCGTTAGTTACTCTATAGTCAGCGTTTGAGGGCGTGAAAAGAAAATCCCTTGGTTTAACAATTTTTACGTCTTCATTATATAAGGCTTTGAAAATGATTTCAAACGATCTATCAGTTCCTTTGCTCGAATAGAAATCTTTTGATTGTTTAATAAATGTGTTTTGATTAAGTCCAGGGGATAATTCAGCTTTTGCAAGTCCTGGAGTAATTTGTGTTTTTAATTTTGAAAGAAACTCATTAAGAAAAAGAACACTAAGATTTTCAATGGTGGCACCAGATTCGTGTTTTGATCTATCAGTTTCTGAAAAGACAAGTTGTTGAGGATTATTTTCTGTTTTATAAGAAGAAATTCCACTAAACCCTCTTATACAACCAGTAAATGAATTTGATGTCTTTTCAGTATATGTTATAATTTCATCATCAATTTTTATAATTCCATACTTATCTGGAAAACCAATCGTACCTGTTGGAGACTTTGTTAAATCAACAGAGATGGTGGTTCCATAAGTTGTTAAGTTTTCACCAAGGATGACAGAAGAAACTAAATTAGTGTTTTCATTTAATTTAATATATTGATCTATATTTTGAATCAGATCAATAGGAGCACCTTGATACTCCTGGGAAATATAATATTGCTTTAAAAAATCTACTAAGAGAGGATATCCTTCCCTAACATACGCAGGGACTTGGTTTTGAACTACGTTGCTGAAGAGTACTCTTTGTTCTGCCATTTTATGATGTTACTTCTTAGTAGGAATATGAACCGCCTGAGGATGAGGAACCACCAGATGAACCAGATGATGTTCCACTCGCTGCGGATGGAGTTGTTGATGTAGTAGTCGTGGTAGTAGTTGTAGATGTGGATGCAGTTGAACCAGTACGTGTTGTAGCAGTTGCAGATACGTTTGATACGTTAACAACTCTTTGACCACTAGTAGTTGCAATATCACCTGTTACACGAACAAGAGCACCGTTAGCATAAGAAGAGGATGTAATATAGTTCGATGCTGATGGATCAAGTCCAGAAGCAATATTATCAACAACCATCTCAAAATTACTATTACTTATATCTAGTTGCAAATAAAGATCCTGTAATCCGACAACATCATTTGAGTGCGGTACAGCAGACAACTCAATTATTGGTTGTCCATCTTTAATTTTTCCTGCCAGTATGTTGATAGGGTTAATAGTGACAATTCCCTTTCGATAATTTATACTTCCAACATTTCTTCTGACAATTGTTGGATTTGTTGAATTCACTGATGGAACTGTAAAAAGGAATAATGTACCATCTATTCGATTTGTATTAGGAACATCAGATATATAAACATTTTGATTTAAACCGGCAACCCTAAAAGCCGTCGATTTAATATTATATCCTGCCATATTTTTAATATGGAATTCGTTACCAAAACCGATCTGGTATTCTGTAAAGGTATTGAGAACAACTCTCAAATCCCTTCTCATTTCAACAGTTGTAATATTAGAAGTGACAGATTCGTGACTATCGTCTAAAATCTTTAGAAACTTACTATACTTGAATCTTGCACCATATCTATTTAACTCCGTTGATTCGGAGTACTTATTTGCATTTGATTGGGCGATTGATGATACAAATTCGGAACTTGGAGCAAGATTCGTATTGAAATAAATTTTTGAATTGACTTCAAGGTAAAGATACTTCAAATCAAGTATCTCTGGAACTATTCCTGCAACCGCAAATTTCTTTAATCTATTGCGAATATTTTCTTTTACCAAGTTTGGCAAGAAATCGCCAAATCTTGGTTTAATACTAATAAAAACTTTTCCATATTGTGGTGGAATTAACTCTTCTCCACCAAAAACAGAAATAGACTCTGTTTCGGGATAAATTTTTGATGGAATCAATGCTTCATAATCATCAGCGGTTAATGCTCTATTTTGTGTTGCATAAATGCGAGGAGCATACTTTTTAATCGATGCAACTGTTTCAATCGACTCTCCACCGGATGATACTAAACCAGTAGTTAGTAGAGAAATGCCAGATGTTACGTTAAATTCAACAGAATTTCTTGTATATGTTAATCTACCAGCAAATTTAAAGGTATTAACACCATTTCCACTATCACCTGATGATGTAATGTAATTTACTGTGATAAAATTACCTTCCTCCAAAGCTTTTCCAAAAATATTATCACCAAAAAGAAGTTCATATCTCTCATCTTCAATTTCTTGCAGATAATAGACCCTAGAGTCGGAGTCAACTGTAAAAAGACTATCTTGTAAAGAATATTTGACAGATTGCGTTGATTGTTCGTTCGCTTTGATCGAAACTGAAATTAATGCTGTATCTACACCAGCATTAGGGAGCGTAAATCTTTGAAATGGATTTCTTGCGCTAAAGGTAAAATTAGTGGAGAGCAAATTGCCTTCATAAACTTCAACATCGTTAAAAGTTGCTATACCATCGAATACAGGAACTGTAATATCATCTAAAATGGAAAAAACAAATGATTGATTACCAAATGTTCCTGATGTTGATGCAACCGGACCTTTTTTTAAAGTGATTGATACTGGAGGAGGGTTAATATTTGAGGTGTTTACCTGAAAACTGACTGTAGCTCTTGCTGATTTACGTGATCTTGGAACATATCCAATATTTCTTGCCAATGCCACTACATTTTCTCTTAAAGTAGCACTATCAATGAAAACCTCATTCGCAACCATGTTTGCGTTATATGAGGTAATATACGTATTATAAGCCAGCACATCAATGATCGTTGACAAGTTCGATCCTTCAAAGTCATAATCCGTAAAATTGGAATTTGACCTTAAATATTCTTTAAGTGTTGTTTTGACTTGATTAAAATCAAGGTTGGAAAAATTTGAGAGTGGCATTGTTACCTAGTCGGTTGCAAGACAAATTGTAATTCTTGTGCTGGCACATCAATACCAACGATTTCGTATATAATTTTCACGTTGTAAGCATAATCGTCAAAATTAGCTTTTGTTTCTACATCGATTAATCTTACTCTTGGTTCAAATCTGTTTATTGATACTTTAATTTCATCCTCAATCAGATTAGCAGAAATAGAATCAATATTCTCAAAAAGCGAGCGAGATACGTTTGATCCAAAATCTTCATTAAAAAACTTCTCACCAGGGAGGGTAAAGACAATATTTCGTATAGAACGAGATATTGCAGTCTCATTTTTTATTGCGATCAAGTCACTATTCAGAGGATTGCTCTGAAAACTAGCACTCAGATCCTTAAAACCTTGACTTACCCTCTCTAAAGGCATTTAAAACACAAAAATACGCTAATTAGTAGTTATTTATCACCCAAAAAGTGGTTCTGGGTCGCTTTCTGAGTCGAAAATTTCGCTCTCTTTGACCTTATCTGACTTTTTTGGAGTTAATTTGTCGTTTGCAATCTCTCTCAACATCTTTTGATGCTGATCATTGCCCAAATTGTCTAAAAAATCGTTCAT